TCCTTGTTCAGGATAAACAAGAGGAGTTCCTAAAGTAAGTGTTGCAGAGACTCCTGTTAATGAAAGACTACCACTCCAGTTACTGTATCCGTAACCAAGAGCGCCCCAAGTAGTTTGAGTAATATCAACAATTCCTCCCATGCCAATTCCATGAACCCAACATGCAAAATAAAAATCGGTTGCTGAAGCAGGTGTAATTTCTATGTAACGAGTAGTAGCTGCATTAAAAGTTGTAGTATTGGTATAATCGGATTCTGTGCTAGATCCGTCTAAATAATACGTCACGCCAGAAGAAATAATTCCGGCCTGCATAGTTCCAAGAGTTGTACTATTGGAAGTAGAAAAAATTAAAGGATGACCATCATTACTGGAACCTGACTGATCTAGTCGAACTGTTCCATCCTCCACCCATGGAAAAGTAAAATCTGTGGGTTGGGAACCATCAAATGTAAAAATATTGGAAGTAGAACCAGTAACATACTGAGTTCCGGTTGTAACTGCGACTGTTATAGTTAGATCAGCCATAAGGAAGGACTCCTTACGCTAGCTGAATGATCGCTGTTGAAGCTGCCGCTGCTGGAAATTCAATCGTGAATGTTCCACTCGTAACTGTCTTGTCTCCACCAAAAGCAATTGCACAACATGCTGGATCACCAGTGGCTGTGTCATTAAAAATTAAACACCCATTAGCAGTGAAAGAAGCAGATGTCCAACTCGTGTTAGCAAAATCACAGACTGCTGTGTCTGAATCTAAAACAGGAGTTACACTTGTTAAAGCGTTTCCTTTTGCTGAATAAGCAGATCCAGAAGTATTTGTAATTTCATTCGTTGCCGAGTAGGCTGTTGTAGATTTGTTTAGAGTCGCTGAACTTGTATAGAGAGCTAAATTAAAAGTATTTCCTGTTGATGCAGTAAAATTATGTACTGCTGTCAAAATCTCTGTTTTAAAGCTGTTGCAGACTGCTGATGTTATTGCCATAGTTTTTATTCCTTTTAGGGTGAAGGTGAATCAATTTTTATACGAATCGTTCCATCATCGTAATCATCTCTTCGTCTTCTACCTACTTGTTCGATAGCGAACTTCTCTACCTCTTTATTATATCGTTGCTCGTAGTATGTCAACATGTCTTGAGGACCTTTTAAATACCCAAAAGCTTCAACCAGGCAAGCATAAAGCAGACCGTTCGCAAAATTCCTGCTTAAATACGTTCCAGTAATATTATTAACTAAACTCCCTGGTATAGCTACATAATTAACTTGAAAAGTATACGTTTTATCAGGACACGGAGCAAACATAATCGTGCCAGATGTCGTATCTGAAAACCCTGTTGCTCCTCCAAACATTGCATAATATTTAGGAATATCTCTGCCTGTGGCTACAGTAGTGCCCGCTGTCCCATAATTATTATATTCATTAAGAAAGGTGACATCTCTTTTTTCTAAATATTTTAAAGTATTGGGAGAAGTATCATCTTCGGTAACCTGAACTGATCGTACTACTAAGCACCCAGCAGGCGCATTAATATATTCCTGACCTACGACTAAAGATCCTGTTTGAGATTTTCTATCGGCATCTATATTAACATCTCTTAAAATCCTAGTTTCCGCATCTGTAATAAAACCATCAGTAATCGTAGATGTAAAAACATTTGTGGTATCCGTAACTTCAGTATAATTCTGAATTGCTGTCGTCAATGTTGCATATGTAAAATTAGTTGCCATTAGCTTTGCGGTCCTATCGCTTTTAATGTTACAGGTCCAGAAGAAACACTATTTCCTCCAAACCTAACACCACCTACTGTAGCAGTATCTGTATTAACGGTAAAGTGATAATAATTAGCTGGAGTCTTTAACAATTGAACTGTAGCTCCTGTAAGATGAGAAGCTGCTGTAGAACCAAAAGCTCCACGTGTAATTCCTGTTAAATTATTTCCACTCGTTCCTGTGTAACTTAAAATTTCAGTATCAATTAAAACTCCCCATGTGGGTGTTCCGACTGGATTGGTTGAAGTAGGCTCATAAGTTCCCGTAGCAACTCCTGTAAACTGTGTTGCACTTGCTAAAAGAACCGTTGTTGTACTAGAATCAATTGCTCCATTAAGAGTCGAAGTGTTAGCATAAAGATATCCTGGCTTAATGGTATAACCTGCAGCTAAACAAATTTTAGCTCCTGTAATTCCATCTATAGTAGGAATATCTTGAAATACAAATACACCATCATCAAGAGTTCCTGTAGTGCCTCCAGTCGTAGGAGATCCTCTAAATCTTACCGTATCTCCATAACTTCTTTGATGATCCGTTTGTTCAACATTTATAATCCCTGAAGCAGCTGCATAAGTTTGAAAAGGATTATATCCTAACCAACGCAATGCACTGGGAGCAGGTTGTTGAACTCTTACTTTACCAAGCGCGGTAGGATCGGCTTGATGAGGATAAGGATTTAATTGAGGTTGCTTGGATTCAAATTCAGAATAATGAACAAATAAACCATTCCATTGAGTAACCATTTCATTCCATGGAAAAGATTGTCCACTAATGTCAGAAACTGCAAGTGCATATTTTCCTTGTGCATATCGTGCCATAATTAAATATTAGGATAATAAGTCTTCGGTGTAATATAGGTACTTGCCGCTGACCCATCCGCTGCCTCCGCTCTGACTAATTCGTCTTCGTATAATAATTTTAAATTTTGTGTTCTGTCCGGTGAATATTTTTGACTTAAATAATATGCTAAACCGCCGCACATAGCGGGAATATAATTATAAGGAACATCTGTAGCATTAAAATAATCTCCTGCATCTTGGATTCTATTTAAATACCAAAAATGTATATAATTTCCTGCCTGCGTTGAACTTGGAGTAATGTATAAAGTGACTGTGACTTTATCAATAAATCGTTGAACCCAGTATTCTGAAGGTTGACCTTCCGCCAATCGATTTGAATTAGCAGCATAACTAGCTCTATCAATTTTAGTTAAAGGAGTATCAGATTGAGTGGTAGCCCCTCTATTGGTTCGATAAGACATTTGAAGAACGTCTTCTATTCCATAAAGACTTTCCGCGCTGCCAGCATTATCTACTCCAGCATCACTGGTTCCATCTCCTGTGGATCGATAAAAAGTATAGATAGCTTGAGACGCAACTAACGTTACATTAGTTTCTGCTACTTCCCAAAAATGTAATCCTCGATTAGCCCATTCTTGAAAAAGAATGTTAAGAGATCGTCTTGCAGTTTTTAACTGGTAACCAGCAACTCCACGAAGACCACATCTTTCAAAGGCTTCTTCAACAACTTCATCAATCGAAAAAGTTTTTCCAAAAGTAGCTGTTCCAGAAGTAGTATTACCGCTCGTAGCCATACTCTACCTCCTTCTTATGTGAATGTTCCAGTAACTGTCAAAAAATCACACCCTGATAGAACTGCATACATGCCAGTATTACAATAAATACCTTGGCCAGGAACATAAAAGTGAGTCCATTCACCGTCTGCAGTTCCAAATTTAAGTTCAGCAACTAATGTACTAGCTACTGTAGTACCAACTGCATTATAAATTTTTACACTTGCGTCCGCAGCACTGGCTTGTGCACTAATCGCCATGATTCTGGCTTTAGTAATATTAGTTGCAGTTGTACCAACATACTTTTGAAGTTGTCCAGTTAAGCTTATTGCAATGGTCTGTTTTACATCTGTTTGCATTTATTCTCCTTAGTCGTGAGCTCCCGAAGGAGCTCACATTATTTTATTTATTACGCGTCCGCAAATGGTGTTACTATAGTAGCTGTTGCTTTCAATAAAGAACTATGCACTAAATACGCATCATCATCTATCGCTGTAATACTCAGAATACTACCTACGAGACCACCTTTAGTCCCACCGTTCATAGTGATTACATCGTTATTCGCTGCTGGAAAGAAAGCTTTTTTCGCGCCATCATCTACAGCAGAAAGAATTGCACCTTTAAATTTATCAGTGCCATCAGTCTTGATGTCCATATCAGTTGCTGCTGTTTCAACATAAAAGTTAAAAGTTGCACCAATATTGTTAAGGTTATTGTAGTCGGTATCACCGGCTACAGCACTGTTTGCATTTACATTAATTGTAGGTAATGTAAATACTCCATCCGCGTCGTTTGTAAGTAAAAGTCTACCTGCATGAGCAGCAACTGTTAAAGTTGTGTCAGCAGTTAAGCTTACAGTCATACCAGGACCTGTATTTATAAATCCATTCTTCGAATAGACTGGTCCCGAAAATGTAGTTTTTGCCATAATTATAATCCTCCTAGTTTATGTAGATCTAGTCTCTAGGCCGTCGACTATACGCGTCTAGATCTAATTAATAAT